AAAAAAAACTAATAAAAAGAAACTAACAAAACAAAACAAGAAAAATAAAATTTCTTGATTGATTCATTAAATTTGGACAAAAGGGGGTGGTTCAATCAAACAATTTTTTGTTGAATTTTCCGTAACCCCTTCACCCAGAGAAGGGAAGGGAGAGGCATCTGTGGTGGGTGCTTGATTGATTCATTTATTGACGCAATGCAGGTCAATTGGATGGAAGGGGCGCGCAAGTCGGTTCATTGACTCTGGCGATGGGATTGATGAGATGGGCTGGATTGACTGATCGAGAATGATCCAGAGGCAGCAAGGGGCTGGTTCATCCTGGATCATTTAGATTGAGACTGGGCCAAAATGACCCGCTGGGGGGTTTTACTAACTTCGAGGGGTGGGAAAGACCCAGAGAATACTCACACCACTCTTCATTCTCTCTTTAGTATCAATTTTCTCCCTCTCTACTGATTGATCTCCTTACTGATCTACCTAAAAAGGAGAGCTCCATTGAAGAATCCCAACCCCTTTTAGCGCCCTCGTTTTTCTCTCTCGATTGATTCAAAAAATGAACCAATCTAGAAGCCTCTATTCAAGAAAACTCGAGAAAGATAACAAAATGGCGTGTTCCCCAATGTCCACAAGGGTTTGACTCTAGCTTCCTATTATGTTATAATTCCTCCAGGATGGATAAATATGCCAACATTTAGTAAAACATCACTCGGAAAGCTTGCTTCCTGTCATCCTCTTCTCCAAGAGATAGCAAAGGAGGCAATTCTTTATGTAGATTTCTCCATAGTCTACGGCCATCGAACCAAGAGAGACCAAGACAGGCTCTTCGAGACAGGCTTTTCAGAGAAGAAATGGCCCTCTAGTAAGCACAACGAATGGCCCTCGAGAGCTTTTGATGCTATTCCTTGGCCAGGCGGATGGAAAAGCAAAGACAAATTGTTCTTCTTTGTTGCTGGAGTCATCATCTCAGTAGCAAAGAGGAGAGAAATAGGCCTGAGATGGGGAGGAGCCTGGAAGGGCTCGTTTAATAAAGAGGGAGATTTCAATGACTTGGCTCATTTTGAACTTCTAGATTGATTCGTTTTTTGAATCAATGGAGAAATTGTAATGCCTAGAGTAATAAGACGAACTCCAGAAACGGAGAGAGCAGCTTCTTATGGCTATGGGGATCTTCTGAGAGATATTGTAGGAAAAGTTGTTGCTGACACTTCTAAGGGATTCAAGAGGCCACTGGATTTCTCTGATGAAGAGATAATGCAGATGGCCTTTGCTGGAGTTGGAGGAGGCACCAAGATTGCTGGAGGACTTGGGAAGGGAAAGTTTCCCTTTAATCTGAAAACCACAGATGTCCCTCTGTGGGACAAGGCGCTAAAGAGACCTGCAAGAACTCTAGAGGCTAGAGGAGTTAGAAGAAATATTGAGTTTATGTCAAAAGAAGAGTATTTTGATAAACTCTATAAGGGAAGACGTCCTGGTTATAATAAAGAGATGGAAATGCGACGGGTTAGTGAAGAACTAGTAAATAAGTATGCTCAGGAAATGAGAGAAGGAGCTAAGTTTCCTATGCCTGCGCTAGAATATAGAGGAGGATTCAATCAAGAAGGCAGACATAGGGTGTTGGCAGCAGAGAAGTTAGGAATTGATAGGATTCCTGTCTTGATGATGAGAGAACTGCAGAAAGCTGCCAAGAAAGAGAAGTGGAAGATGCCTATTACGAGGCCTAGGCTTGCTACTGCAGAGGAGACACCAAAGGAAGCTGCAGCTATTGTAGAGAAGTACAAAGGCCAGGGACTCACGTATGATGCTTTTGTGAATCAACTTCCAGATAGACCAGACTTTGCTTATCATCAATGGACCTTTAGAGGAGGAAAAGGGCCTCTCCATAATGCTACTCTAACGACAAAAGGAACTTCACTGGATGAATTTGAGGCTATGGTTGCTAATAGGATAAAGAAGTTTGCAGAGTAGAGGATTGTAATGCCACAAGTAATAAGAAGGACTCCAGAAACTGAAAAGGCTTCTCAATATAGTTATAGAGATCTCTTGAGAGACATCATTAAGAAGAAGCTTGAAAGTAGTGGCGCTCAATCTAGGAGAATGTTGAGCGGTAAAATGACTGAGGAGGATGTAGCTGACGTTGGTCTCTCCGGTGTTGGAGGAATGCTTAAGGTGGCTGGAACTGGGAAGTTGTTGGCAGGGCTTGTAAAGAGCCTAGCTGAGGCTAGAAACGTTGCTAAGCTTAGTGGATTCGGAGAGAAATATGTAGATCTTACAGCTAACAGGTTTTTTCAAAAGCAAGCAAAAGCGCTAAGAGAGGCTATGCTGGTTCCTGAGAAAGAGTATAGAAGGATTAAAGATATTAGGTGGAGTAAACTAGAAGGCAAAGAACCAGGTATTCAGGGAGAGTATAGTCCTCATGAGAATATCATTAGATTATTTGCAGGTGGCCCAGAAGAAGGAACTGTTTTTCATGAATTCACTCATCCGAGGCAACTTATGCCAGAGAAGTCGGAAGCTCTTCTTGCTAAAGCATTGGTAGGGTTTGAGGCAGAGCTTCGACCAAGATTGTCAATGAAAGGAATAGATCCTAAGACTTTTTATTATAGTTTTTCTCCTACGGAACGACACGCTAGAGCTATGGAAAAGTTTTCTAAGAAAGGAAATATTAATTATGATGAGTTCTATAGAGAAGCATTAAGAAGAGAAGTAAACACAGCAGAAGAAGGAATGAGAAAATTAGGAGAAGAAGACTTAGTTAAGGTAATGTGGGAATCGTCTTTTGGTTTCAGGTAGAAAAAAGGAAAAATTATGGGAGCACACTCAAACAACTTAACACCGACAATTTCTCAGCTTTGGCCTCATCATAGATCTATGGCACGGATGTTTCTCGAGGGCTTGCAGCCAGGAGAAGTAGCCTTGATCACAGGCTTTAGCCCAGGACAAGTAACGAGGATTCTCCACTCTCCTCTCTTTGAGGCAGAGCTGGCTAGGCTAGAGAGCCAGGCAGAGATTGAGACTATTGCCGTAGGAAGTGAACTGAAAAGAATGGCTCGGAGGGCCATTGAGGTGCTTGACGAGAATCTCCATGCAGAGAATGTTTCAAGGGAGCTGAAGACAAAAACGGCTTTTGATGTCCTTGACAGGAGTGGGCATGTGAAGAAGCTTGATCCACAGAGGCATCTGCATCTACATGCTCATGCTCATAAGAAGGTCCAGGAGATGGAACATACAGAGCTTTATGATGCTGTGGAGGATATGCTCAATGAAGACGAGGAAGAGATGGAAGCGGAGGCTACGGAGTGATTGAATATCCTAAAGATCCGACAGAGAATCTGCGATGGCGAGCCAAAATTCTTCGGAGAGCTAGAGTTAACTTGGAATTCAGGGAGATGCTTAAGAGGCTCTTCTACGAGGATATACTCTTTGCTTTTAATGCTTTCTTTTATACTCTTGACGTTAGGCGAAGGCCTTTTCATCATCAGCCCTTTTGTACTTATGACTATCAAGATAGAGAAATTCTGGCTCTCCAGGAGGCTATAAATAATGGAAAAGATAAATGTCTCGAAAAATCCAGAGACATGGGTGTTACCTGGATCGTTTTGGGCACGATGTTCTGGTTCTGGTGCCAGCCAAGTGGTGGGGCAGATTTCCTTCTCGGGTCCAGAATTGAAGATTATGTTGATAAGAGAGGAGACCCTAGGACTCACTTTGCCAAACTCAGGTACCTACTTAATAGGTTACCTAAGTGGCTACGTCCCAAAGGCTTCAGTCCCAGAAATCATGACACCTTTATGAAGCTGGTGAATCCAGTGACAGAAAGTTCCTTTACTGGAGAAAGTAATAACCCTAACTTTAGTACTCAAGGACGCTATCTTGCAATTCTTTATGACGAGTTTGCCAAATGGGAAGGTTCTGATGAATCTGCATGGACAGCAGGAGGTGATGCTTCGCCCTGCCGCATTGCAGTTTCTACTCCTTTTGGTGCAGGAGGGCAATTTTATCGGCTGGTTACCGATGGACGAACTCAAAAAGCTACGCTCCACTGGAGCCTGCATCCAAGGAAAGCAAGAGGACTTAGCTGTGTTTGGCCAGCCCCCAATGAGCATGAACGTGGAGATAGAGGGATACTCTACCGACCAGAAGAGAAGTTGACAAGTCCCTGGTATGAGGAAGAGTGTAAGAGGAGACTTCCGAGTGAGATTGCTCAGGAACTTGATATTGACTATCTAGGAGCTGGTAGACCTGTGTTTGAAGGGAAGGCTTGGGAAATGCTGAAGGAGTGGCATAAGAGACCAGACGAGCCTCTAGAGTTTCTAGCTCCTCATCTTTATGACTTTTCAACAGAATCAATTGGGAGTCCAAGTGACTGGGAGGGCTATATAGTTGTCTATGAAAAACGTCAAGATCTCCATAGCTATGCTATTGGTGTTGATGTGGTTGAGGGAGTCGAAGGAGGAGACTACGCATTTATTGTCGTGCTTGATAGAAGGACTAAGAACGTCTCTGCGACATACTTCAGTAGGCTTGACGAGATTCAACTTGCTAGTGTTGTTCTTGTTGTTTCTAGGATATACTCTAGTGATGAGGATGCTAACGCTCTTCCTTGGACTGGGATTGAGACTACTGGTCCAGGTCTTGCAACTTTTGACAAGGCGGTCGAGTTGGAAGTCAGCAATCTCTTTATGGCTCCCCGCTATGATGTTTCAAAGGGAAGTGTCTCGTTTAAAAAAGGATGGAGAACGGATACGAACTCAAGAACAGAGCTAGTTGGAGGTATTAGGGAGTATCTTCTTGACAAGGCAGGGAAGCTGAATAGTCAAAGACTCGTTGGAGAGTTGATGACTTTTGTCTATAGCAAGACTGGGAAGCCTATTGCTAAAAGTGGATGCAGAGATGATGCTGTGATGGCTTTTGGTATAGCAATTCAGGTGGACGAGATTGCTCCGCTTGAGGAGAGAGCAAGGAAGGCAAAGACGAGGGAACTGAGAGAGGTCTTTGAGGAGAGAATGAGAAATCCGGTGGAAATGCCTTCTCCTACGATTGAGGAGAACTGCTTAGCAACAGTGGTGGAGAAGAAGACCTTTGCGCAAGAAGATAGTTACGGAGATTGGGAGGATATGTCATGGCTATAAGTGTAGCTTCAAGTGAAACACAAAGGACTCCTGAGCAGGAACTTGGGATGGTTAGGATGAAGAGAAGAAGGGGAAGTGGGAGTCTCGGGGAAGAGGAGGAGTTGCAGAAACTCTTCGAGGAACTGATGGGAGGAGACAGTCTAGATTCTGGGGAACTGGAAGATTTTGACTGGGAAGGACTGTGGAACAGTCTCATAGGAGATGAACAACAGACTGGTGGACAGCAGGAGAATATCCAGGGCTCTCAGTATCCTACAATGTTCGGAAAGCCTAATGCGGCACTTAAGCTTAATTACTACTAGGAGGGAAAAAAGGGGATGCCTAGATTTACACAACCTATGGAGAATAGGCTCGCTGATCTCGCAGAAGAGTATGAAGTGGCTCTTCCAGGAAGGAAAGAAGACGAGGGGCTTTTTGGGGAAAGAGGGTTTCTTGGGAATATTGCTGATTACTATGGGATGAATAGCTGGGGAGACTGGTGGAGGAATCTCTTGAAGCAGACGGAGAGAAAGACTCTGGGAAGTAGGGAGAATACTCTCCGTTATGGTCTTAAACCAGGATGGCATAAGGAAGGTAAGCTAGCTGTAATTGAGCTGATGGAAGGAAAGGAAGCATATTTAAAAGCAAGAGAAATGATGGAGGCTAGAGAAAAAGATGCCAGCGGCTTTTGAGAGATGCCTTAAAAGGGGCGGGAAAATCAGGACGAAGAAACTGAAAGATGGAAGCTATATGAAAGTGTGTGTTCTTCCGAAGGGAGAGAAGGGACCTAAGGGAGGAAGAACTGTGGGGGGAGAAGTTCACAAGAAAAAGAAGGAGTAGAGAAATGAGACTGAAAAAGAAGGTAGACAATCTAGAGGCTCTCCTTGTTGATAGGATGGATTGCGTAGAAGAAGTCCTCAAAAGACTTCTTGGGAGAATGGAGGTAATCGAGGTTCTCCAAGGAATTATCAAGGAGCTGAGGGAGGAGAGAAAGGAGCTTCTTAATAGACTGATGGCTCGAGATTTTGAGACTTTCCAGACTTATACTGCTGGTGGCGAGCCTGAGGCTCCTGGAGAGGACATTCCTCCTGAGGAGGATGTTGACATGGCTGGAGAGATTTTTAGTGTCTCGGAGACATTAGAAATCTCTTCAGAAACAAAGGTCTAGATTGGTTCAAAAAATGAATCAATGGAGAATAGAAGATGGCTGAAGAGGATTTGAGAACAGATAAAGCTAGTGTGAAGAAATGGCTTTCTAAGAGGAAGAGTAAGGAAGAGGAGAAGAGAGATCTGGATTGGAGCTTCCTGAAGAAGAGGTATGATCTGGCTCTTGCTCTACGGAGACCCTTTGAAAGAAGGTGGCTTATTAATTTGTCTTTCCTGGCTGGGAGGCAGTATGTTTTTTATAATCAAAGCGCAGAGATGCTCCAACAGATTCTCTTGAAGAAAGGAAAAGTGAGGATTGTAGATAATAAGCTGCTCCCGAGATATAGGAAACAAGTCTCGAGGCTTATAAAAAATAATCCGAACGTGAGTGTTGTTCCCTCGACTAATGATCAAGAGGATATCGAGGCTGCAAGGAAAGGGACTAAGTTTCTTCAGCATTTCTGGCGAAATGCCAAGATGAAGAAGAAAGTGAGAGAACTGGGTGGTTGGATCTACGGGACTGGAAATGGATTCCTGAGTGATGCCTGGGACCCGAAGCTAGGGCCTACGAGACTGGATACAGAAAAGGGAGAGTTGGTCTATGAGGGAGATGCTACTTGTGGAGTGTGGAGTCCGTTTGAAGTGGGATTTCCTATAACTGGACTTGGAAGTACTGATCTTCATGACTTTCCTTGGATGATTAGGATGAAATACAGGGATCTGGATTATCTGGCTAGTCACTATGAAAGAGGGAAGGAAGTGATAAATGAAGAGAGACCTCCTGGGACTCTTGACGTTGCTATGCTATGGAATCCCGCTTCGACTGCTACGAGTGAAGTTGAAGGGGCTACGCTTATGGAACTGTATGTGAAGCCTAATGCTCAGTTTCCAGAGGGACTCTTTCTCGCAGGAGCGAATAAAGTTATTCTCGAAAAGAGTATCTATCCTTTTAATCACTTCCATATGGAGCAATTCAAAGATATTGAAATTCCTGGGATTTTCTGGGGCATGGCTACGGTAGAAGCTGCCATCTGGCTTCAGAAAATTCACAACAAGACGCTGAGTGATATTGTAGAGTTTAACAAAACGATGGCCAGGGGGAAGTATCTCATTCCTCGAGGGTGCAAGATGGAGGTAGAACCAGATGATACTCATGGACAAAAGTTGCTTTATACTCCGGTTCTAGGGCATAAGCCCGAGATTCTTGATCTGAAGGGACTTCCTGCTACGTACGAGAGAGCTTTAGCTCTTGTTGCCCAGGGCTTAATGGAGCTTTTCCATCAGCATGAAGTGACTCAAGGGACAAATAAAAGTGACATCAGAAGTGCTAGCATGGTAGAGTTGCTCCTAGAGAGTGATGATATGGGCAATATTCCTACGCATGCAGTCTTTGAGGAAGCGCTGGAGAGTTGTCTTCATAGGATTCTCCAAAGAGTACAGAAGGGATATACGACTGAGAGGATGATAAAGATCAGCGGAGAAGGAAATAGCTATGAAGTGTTGAGCTTCAAGGGAGCTGACTTGAGGGAGAATACTGACGTGGCTGTGAAGAAGGAAAGCAGTCTCCCTGATTCGAGGGTTATTAGGAACTCGAGAGTGATGGAGCGATTTAAGGAGACACTCTATGGAGATCCTGCAGATCCTGCGGTGAAGAGAAAGGTGCTGAGGATGCTAGATGATGCTGTGGTAGAAGATATATATGGGGAGACTCAACTGGATGAGCAGAATGCTAATGTGGAGAATAGAGCACTGTTGGCTCAGCCGGGAATAGTGATGCCCTCGAATGACTACGATAATGACGCAGTTCATTTGCAGACTCATATTAACTTTAGAAAAGGGAGGACTTATCAGAAAATAAGGGAGCAAGATCAACAGATGGGGTTGATTCTTGATGCTACATTCCAGAATCATGAGAGTTTTCACATGAAAGCTCTTGAGGAAAGAATGAAAGCGCAACAAAAAGTAGTTAGTCTTGGTGAAAGAAGGAGGAAGTAGAAATGCCAACAGAGAAGAAGGAAAAGGAAGGAAAGTATCCACTGGCAAAAAAGTGGAATGAACTCGTAGGGTGCTTTGACAAGGCAAGAGGAATCTGGGATAATCTTCAGAATGAACTTAATCTTGTTAGCCCAAGAGAGCTGGAGAGCATTTATCCTGTAGTTGCTCAGAAGCATCTTGGGAAGTTCAGGAATGTTAGCTTTGAGTGGATGGTAGGTATGTTTGTTGACTATTATCGAGGAGCCGGAGGACTCGATAATATGTATATAATACTTCCTCCAGAGAAAGAGGAGAAGAAAAATGCCGGTACAGATTAAGGAAGGCGACCACTCGGGAGAAGAGAGCAAGGCCGCTGGAAAAGTCGAAGTTGAGGGAAAGGAATATTCTGCAGAGGATGTTCAGAATCTTATTAATCAAGGGAAAACTGCAACTCAAAAGGCGCAAGAGGTTGCGGGAATTTTGGCTGCTGCGGAGAAATATGGGGTAGATCCAGAAACCTATATTGCTCAGGCAGAAGGTGCTTTCGGCGTCATGACACAGTTAATTGCAGACAAGGTAATAGATGAGAAGGGAAATATCTTAAAGGTGGATACGAAGGGAACTCCAGTGAAGAAAACAGAGGAAGGAGATGATGATCTTCTGAAGATCTTTGGCTTGTCTACGGAGAAAACTACTGACCTGAAGGGAGCGGATAAGGTGGCTGCTATTGTAGCCAAAGCTCTAGGGCCTCAGCTTGATGAGATTAAGAAGCTAGGGGAGAGAGTTGCCGCTGTAGACAAGACACAGGGAGATATGATTAGATTGAGTCTCCAAGAGAAAGTGATGGGGAAGTTTCCTGTATTGAAGCCGAGTGACGTTTCCCAGGCTTTTGCAAGTGCTATGAATGATAGGTCTAAAAGCCTATGGGAGCACGCAGAGGCCCTTAGTAATGTGAAGACAGCTGAACTCGCAGAGCTGAGGAAAGCTCATGCAAAGGAGTTTGGTATTGATGTGGAGAAATTTGATGAGAATAAGCTGAGGGAGCAAGAGGCTGGAGGCGGAGCCGGAGTTCTCTTCAAGGGAAAGAAGTTTTCCTTCAGTCCTAAGGCTGGAGATAGCAATGTAGTAGATCCTAAAAAGGCTGCTATGGAGTATATCGAAAGAGTTCGCTCCTCAAGCTGAGGAGTTTTAAAAATGACAGCGGTAACTTTGAGTACATATGACGAGGTCTTGAAGACCTTTTATCTTCCTGCGATTCAAGAGCAATTGAATCATGCTACGATCTTGAGTGATCTGATAGATGTGAATGAGGAAGACGTCAGTGGCAAGAATGCTACCATAGAAATGCACTATGGTAGAAGCACTGGTACAGGGGCTAGGGCAGATGCAGCAACTCTGCCGAGCGCTAATTATCAGAAATACAAAACTGCAACGGTTCCCATGAAGTATATCTACGGTAGGATTCAACTAAGTGGTCCTACTATAGCTGCTACGAGGGATGAGAAAGGTGCCTATGCCAAAGCCCTGGATAGTGAAATTAAAGGCATCGTCACTGATTTGAAACAGGAAGTGAATCGGATGATGTGGGGCTGCGGTTGGGGCATGGTGGCTAGGTTGAGTAGTGAGAGTTCTAGTGTTACGATTACCTGTCCGAAGAAGTATACAGGCAATGCTACCTGGGGCGATGGATTCGGAAGCACCTTTGGTGCGAAGTATCTGACGGAGAGACCTGACTGTGTGCTGATTGAAGTGAGTGGATTGAGCGGCACCAGTGCTACCTATACGGTAGGAACTGTTGATGGGAACGTGAGTGCTATTACGAAAGGCACAGACTATGATACCATTACAGTGACTGATCCAGGTTCTCCCTCGGAGGGTGATTTCTTTGTCCGTCCAGCTTCGCTGGCGTTGTGGACAGCAAGTGGGAATGCTCATAGACTCGAGATGATGGGTCTTAGGGGTATAGTAACTGATGAGAACA